GCCTCCGCCGCCTTCCAATTCGTACGGGAGACCTCTTCAATCTCCTTATCCCAATTTTTCATCGGGTCCGCCCACATGCTCGGCCAGTATTTCTGGATAACCACTTCTATCTCGCGGTCCTTCTTAAGTTGTTCAAAACTCCACCGTTTAGCCTCTAACCCCATATAACGCTCTTCAATACGCTCTTGTGCTTCCTTAATCGCCGCCTTATACTTCCCTATTTTGCCCAAGGGGCCTGTGCCTGCCTTCACCTCCTCTAAAACTTCAAGCAACGCCATCCCCTCAAACCCGCCGGCAGTCTCTGCGGCCCTGATAAGCGCCTCAACTGCTAAATCATTAGCCTGCCTTGTCGGGAGACCCTCGCTCAAGGCCTTGTTAAGAAGGGCCTCAAACTTGGCCTTAAATTCCTGGAGGACCTGGTGCTTTCCTGCCGGCGTGGCAAACTCCGGGCGACTGAGGGCTTCTAGCCCTGCCTGGATAATCTCATTTGAGAACGCCTCCCGGTAGCCCACTTTATAGGCCTCGGCCCGCTGCGCTATATGTGATTGCAACAGTTGGGAGTCAAACTGGTTAACCACCGGGAGGAAATATTCTGCAAATTCCAGGGAGTCTACCTGGCCAAGGTGAGTCTCTACCCATGTCTTATTAAACGACCCACTCCAGTCCTCAAAAGCTTGAGCATCCTCCACCTCCTGAATGTTAACCTGTCTACCCCCTACATCCACCATAACCCCCTTGTTGTATGCATCCATCTTCTCTTGAGCCATCCGGCGCGCCTGCTCACGGAACCACATGCTCCTGTAACCCTTTTGAAAATGAGGGCTATATCCGGCATGCTCGGGGTGCTCTTTCAGATATTCCGACCACGCCTTACGGTTCTCCTCGTAAGCCTTTATACCTTCTGCAATCTCCTTTTCGATGAGCTCTCCCCGGCGGGAATCAAAATAGGCGGTTAGCTTAGGCTGAAGGCTTTTAAGCGCATCCGCCAATTGGGCCAATTCACTTCCCGCCATAGGGTCCGGATGCGTCTGCACAAAGGTATCTACAGGGCGTGCCACCGGGCGCAGCCCCGGCTCAGGACGAAAGACTTTATACAAAGCGTCCGGTGCCTGTCTCAGCGCCATCTTATCACCTAACCCTTCGGGTAATACTTCTGGTACGTAGCCAACGTATGCCCGGCCATGTTCGCCCCTAGCGCAAATATACTAGGAGCTGGTTGGATAGAGGCCCTCGCTGCGTTGATCCGGTTACGGGCCTGCGACTCTATCTCTCTCTTGTTGTATAGGCTTTGTGTATAGGCCCACCCCAGCTGCTTCTCATTGGCCGCCCGCAACCGACCTTCCTGGTTGTAATAGTCCGTCAGGAGGTGTTGTAGACTTAGGCCCGCACTATCGGACGACGCCATAGCAGTACCTAAAGCCTTCTTCCGATCGATAGCAATCTGCTGCGCCTCTTTTGAAGTCGCCTCAGCTTCCTGTTGGAGCCTCAAATTCTCTTGGTAATACTGGAGCCTGGCGGAATCAGCAGCGGACTTAGCAGTAGCAGCGGCCGCTGCTGCGGACGCTTCGGCCTGCGCCTTAGCGGCTTGATAACTGAGCATTGTCTGCAAAAGCCCGATACCTAGCTCCGCCGCAAAGAGGCCCCCTATTCCCGCACCGCCTAGAGCCCCTAATGCCTGCGGTATACACATCAGGACATCACCCTCACCCTCACGATCTCATAAAATGGCAACCGCTGAACCCCATAAGGAACCAAGCGCAAAAACTGAAACCCTACCCACTTTAACCATCTAATGTGTACAACATTACGAGCATCTACATAGTTCATTAGCACAGGATAAGTATCATGAAACTGCTCTATCCACCCCCTGCATCGTCTCAGAAAATGTACAGGATACCGTTCAATTGCTGGACTTGATAGCATCCACACTGCCCCCACCAGGGGGTCGCTCAACGGGGTTACCCCAAACATGCCCGCTAATTCTCCCCGGGGGTCCACAAAGGAAAGGGCTGGGCGGCCCAGTTTGACCCCCATGATTAGCGCTTCTTCTGGGGACTCTCCGGTAGCCGCCCAAATCTCTTGAACATCAGCGGGCCGCAAACGAGGGGCCAAATCCCGCGCGTCTTGAATCGTGGCTGGACGCACAAAATCCACTATGCGCCACTCCTTTCAGCCCGTGCCGTATAGAACCCTTCCCACTCTACGGCAAGCAATCGACAGGGCCAATATGTATGGTTTACGATCTCAACCTTAACATCCATACTTTGGCTGTAGATAGGAACGCTGAATATCCCGGAGTTTATAGACTTTTTCCCTAGGGTGATGAGATTATCCGCTAGGATGTCCCCGCATATATACGTCCGGCTAGCCTTGAGCTTCGGCGTTACCAATACCTTGAAATATCCTGAAGGGGCATAGACTATGTCCCACTTCCTTAACTGAAGTCTCCCATTCGTGACGATCACCTCTCCGCCATTCCGTGAGGGTTCCCTAAGGTACAGGGGGCTAAATTCATACCTCATTGTATACAAATTGCCAAAATACAGCGGCGTTGTCCTGTGGTCCCCCTCCACCTGAATGACATTGTCACTAATTTTGGAGAATGGCAGCGTAAGCCCAGCAGGATATGGCTGAATCTCCCCCGCCTGTGCTGGGCGAGTTATCAATTGCCATTCCACATTGTCCGGGATATTGTAAGGAAGGGTAATGGTAGTTACACCGTCCGCATAACTCACTGCGCTAAATTGGGTATTGCTTATCTTACGGTCTAGGTGATAGTCCCAAGATACCCCAGGGTCTGCATAGGTCTCCTCACAAGGGAGCGTTAATAACATCGTCTCTGCTCCGTAGCGGACCACTATAAACAGCGTAGTGTCTATGAATTCGGCGTCTAGGATTTTCCCCCCGTCAAAACCCCACTTACTCCAAGCGCTTTGAAGCTTGTCTTCCCCTTGCCAATAGAAGCGGTAAATGAAGACCGTATCAGGCGCACCCGTAGTTAGGACGGCTATCAGCCCTTCACCTGGTGCAGCGGTAAGCTTTGAGACCGTAGCTGGGATATACGAAGGAACATGTTTAGTTATCTCAAGCGCATCCTTAACACCGCTCTTAGGGTCCAGGTAGTACTCCCAAATTCCGCAGGAGTCCCCCTTCTGCGCCGCAAAATAGACGTTGTTCCCCGCAGCTATAGGGCGCACACCTTGAAGCGCCGAAAATTCAGTAAGGGGCTTGATTGACAATGTAGCGCCAGATAATACATCATCGTGGTCTAAATAGAACTGCGTCTGGTCCGTAAATACCATCATTAGATCCTGGAAAGGAACTGCGTGCTGGAGAATAGACACCTTATTGGTGCTTACCGCTACATCAATAGGGTCCGAATCCACAACGGTCAAGACCGTAGTCCGCCAGAAATTGAAAAATGCGCCCGCCTCTGACATAATACAATTCTCATCAGAGAGAAAACACACCCGGTTATGATAAAAGAAAATATCGTTAATCTGGCGGCCTACAAAAGAAGGGGGAGGATTGGAGCTGTCATCTCCAACCAGGCGGGGGTCCCACTCGGCTGGCTTAAACGTGAATGAACCGTCGGCGTTTCGAATTAGTACATGGGGCATCGTAGTCTCATCTAGCGCATACTTAACCCCTGGTTTGGCGCACTCTTTCCATAGCCCCTTCGATATGCCCCCACTAACATCAGCAACAAATCGAACATAGTAGTCATCAAACTTAGTAGTAGGCGCCCCCACAACGTGGGCCACAAACCCATCGGGTGCCGTGGTGGGAAGGTCTTCAAAATTCTGAACCTCGCCCTTACAATAATGTATCCATGTGTTAGTAGAGTCCGACGCATGGAATGAAAAGGGGCCCGCATCCGCCCGACGCAACCACAACACCCTATTTTCATTTCCTTCCGCATCCCGGCTCACTCGCCAAACCGTCGAATTAAGCGCCGCCGTTAGCTTGGTATATAGGGTGGACAATTGTGCCCCTGCGTGCTGGGTTGCAGGATTTGAATAACTGCACACCACGGAACCGTCGATTATCACCTTAAAGGAAATGTTATCCGCACCGCCCCCGTATTTCATCCAGATCAAAGCCTCATCCGGCCTTGCCTGCGTAACTTGTGACGCAAGCTGTACAGTCACGGTCTTGTTGACAACAAAGGTATAATCTGCCACCGTCACCAACTTGAAATCAGCTAAAGGGTTTGCGCTGGCCAAATACGCCTTACCTTGAGGGAAATGCACCTCCTTCTCCACACCGTTTATGTCATACACTTTTAAATCGCCATTAAGCAGTACAACAACATACCGCTCCGTCAAATCCCGATTTATCAGGTGCACCTTAATGCGTTCTTCATTAATGCCAGAAAGCCGCGCCCTAAACTGCGTGCCACTCCGTTTCTTCAAGCCTTCCACCAAGGACAACGCAGCGTTTTCCACCTCAGTACACTGAGAAGAGGCCCGCAAAGCTGGCGGCTGCTGAGACACCCCACTAACCAGGTTCGGAATCTTACCCGTTACGAGTCCCATCTATCGAAACCTCCCGATCGTCCGCGCAACATTCCACCCCGAAAAGATATTCCGCCCAAAAATTGAACGGTCAGCTAGCCTGGAATCCTCATGCTGTAACTTTGTTAATGCGTCTAGTTCGTCCTTAACTGCAAAATCGTGAAGGGTGTCGCTCCCCACCACACGATCGTGAAACTTGCGCGCGGCCCGAATGGTTATATAGTGGCGGGCCGCTTGAGGCAATTGCTCAAACGGGAGCAAAAACACAATATCCACATACACCTTGCCTGTGAATATGAAGCTATGATCTATAAGATTATATAAACGATGGCCCCGAGGCACTGCCTCTAGCCCGCCATTCCAATCAAGGCTAATATCAACATGAACTGCATTATTGGGTAAGACGATCTCTCCGTTCTCATTCGGTGATAGAGGGTAATTGTATTCAGTATTAAAATACCATCCCTTAGCCTGGACCTCCCGGCTAACCTCTCCCAGTATATGCTTGGCCATCTCAGCATCAGCGGGAAGATCTCCCTCCAGGGTATTAACAGGAGCTTCCCCGATCACCGACAACATAGTATTTATAGCATCTAACTCCGTAGTTGGATTAATATACGCCTGATCCATATATAGCCCCCCTATATAGCAAATAAGGGGGCTATAAAACTAGCCCCCTAGTCCATTAGGTCGTAGCCTTAGAAATCTCCACCGCACACTCGGGCCGCAATATCCCATGGCCCATAGCATACTTAGCCACCATCATGTCGCCCTGATACATAACCCTGAAATCCTGGCCGGTCTGCTCCAAGGCCAGGTCCATCAGCTTAACCGTACCGAAAGCCGACTTATGGAAAGCCACCGCTACAGTATCCGTAAAATCTCCGGCGTAGTTGTTACGCTCTCCCTCCGTTCCTGCGTAGTTGTCGTTGGGCAATTGATTGCTCTTGATAATCGTTAGCCCCGCAACCTTGAGCACAGAGCCATCAGCGTACGCACCACTGCCTCCCCAATCCCTGTTCAGCACCTTGGTGGTCTGCGCCAGTAGGTAATACTGAGCAGGCCGGAGCACCAAGTACCGGTCATTCTCCGGCACATCCTTCTCATCGAAGATTTGCTGAACATTGAACGCAGCGTTAGCCAAAAGCTCCCCGTCCGTCGGATAGTTAGAGTTCTTCAACTGCGACCCTCCAGGCGCCCCCGTTATGGTCGCCGAGGCCCTGGCGGTGAGGACCGCAACACGCCCCAGCCGGGTATCGAAAGCCCGTGCAAGGGCCCGCCCCAGCTCCGTGGAGTAAATCTGGCGCACATCGTAATGGTTCTTCGCCTCATCAAGGTTGTAAATGAATACATCCGCTATCAGGAGGTCGTCAATCGTTATGACACGCTCCCCAGTCTTGATCTGGTTGCTCCCCAATATGGGCGTCCCCGGCGTATGATACCGGGCGGTCGCCTTCCAGGTAGCAGGGAAGGAGGCACTCTTCCCATGGTTTATGGTCCGCACCAGATGAAGAGGCTTAAAAACGTTCGTCTCCTCAAACGCAGTCAAAACCTCCCCAGCAAAGACCTTGAGAAACAGCGCATTGTCCTTCTCGTACGTCCCTATGTCGTTATTAATCGCACCAGGGTACGTCCTTATAGCATCAGCATAGCTCGGCATAATATATCCTCTCCTTATCTGCTTGGTCTAGAAAGCCAACAAGCCCGCGCTCCCTTGTGGGGTGTCTGACGCATCAGGCCCACAATGATCGCTTCGCTTGTTGAACTCCCCAATACACAATGACCGCCTAAAAAGGCGTGTCGTCTAAAGATAAGGAGATAGGCGGGACCACACGGCCCCGCCTGTAGACAGAATTAAAAGACGGTTGAACGTGCCAACTTAGCCTCCACGTCCGCCCTATACGCAGGATCCTTAGAATATCGAGGGTCCTTCATTGCAGCCACCACCTCAGCGGTAGAACGGAAGACGTCCCCCGAGGGGTTAGTTGGTGTCCCGGCAACAAGCTTAGGATCCTTCCCATAGACGGCGTCATATCGGGCCTTTAGCCGCTCAACCGCCATACGCATAATATCAGGGTCCCCGGTATCAATAGCCTTATTGTAGGCTATAATCTCTTCCTTCGGGAGGTTCTCCCTTGCCCAATTAGCGAGTCTCTGAAAACTCTCTTCACCGCCCACGGACGCCTTAATCGAATCTACGACTTCCTTTGCGGCACCCTTGGAAGAGGTAATGCCCGCGATGTAGGCGTCCACCACCTCCCGCGGTACACCTTCCTTCTCAAGCTCTGCGTAATGCGTGTCATCAAGCTGACCATACTGGGCAAAGGCCTGGGCATACTTGGTAAAGTCTTTGCCGGCCACGATAAACCGCGGTTCGTCATTGGGCGCGTCCTCCTTATCCTGACTCTCCTCAGACTTATCCTGGGCCCTCTCGCCCAGCTTTCGCTGAAGTTCTAGATAAGCGGCCTCTAGCTCTTCTTGGGATTTAAACTTCCCAGCCCATAGCTTTTCAGGCTCTGCTTTGTCAGAAGGAGCTTCGGGACCTGTCACGCCCTCGTTAACAATAATCACACTGTCCGTATCTGCCATAAGACCACCCTCCAATCTAGAAATCAACCCTTAACGTACCGTCGCCTAGCCTGATCTCTACGCGCCGCTCAGTCTTCTTTTCAGAAAACCCCCCGGACTCCGGCTTAATGGGAGCCTCAGGGGGCTGCTGTATAGTAGGCGCCTGTTCAAGCTGGGGCGCCTTCGCCTTGCGGGGAGACATCCATACCGCCTCCTTTCTGTAACATAGCCTGGCCTATAAGACGCATAGCGTCAGGCCCCAACTGGGAAACTAGCGCCTGCATCTGTGCAGCTTGCTGTTCCTGTGCAAGCTCTTCCTCAGTACGGAGAAGCCCCTTGGTATCAATCCCCTCCGCCGTCGCCAACCGGCGAATAGCCTCGGTAGGGTTGATAAAGTGCATAGCAAGCTCGGGGGTCAACGCCGCCGCCAAAGTTTGCAAGAAGCCTACTAGCTTATTCCTGTCATGCGTCCTACTGAGGGCGTCCACCCCTGTTATAATGGTGGGATTGACTATACCTTCAGGAAGCTTAGGAAGAAGTCCCTCCTTTTCCAATATCTTTAGGTGGACCTTGATATAGGGCAGCTGAAACTCCTGGGAAAGCAAGGTATAGACCCCGCCAAGGGCGTCCTCCAACTCCGCAGCCATGTACCGAATTTCTTCTGCAGTAACCCGCTCTGCATTCCGCCTAACTGCTGAATTGAGCAGGAAGGCCCTGGATAACCGGTCCATGATCATCTGGATAGTCTCTAAAGTCACCCGGAAATCCGCATGCTTTTGAAGCTGGAACACTGAAACATCATCCGCATTTCCTTCGACAATACCCCCATTAGGCGTATTGGCTAGAGAATCCGCGTCTGTACTTCCTCCAGGACGCACTAAAATCAAAAGCCTTGCAGCCGCCGCACTGCCCTCCAGAATCGCCTGTGTCAGGCCTTCTAGAGATTGAAGGTCCCCTAGGTACTGTTCAACATAGCTCCTCCCATAATCCTCCCCATCGATCCGGAACATTCTGAGCGGAAACCAAGGACAGGCATCCAAAGGATACGTGCCCTCCGACTCAGGGACAACCTCACCATAACACTCCTGGTAAACCCGCCACTCTTTAGGCGTTCGGTATACGTACGTGTAAATGTTGACGGTCCGGTCAATTGAGGTCCCCTCGCCCTTTATGCGCTCCTTAATTCGCTCATAAAACTCAGGGTCAAGGGACGCCGGAGCAACCTCCTCATGGACAACGATCTCCAATGGCTTACCCATAGGGTCCCGCTTAACTACATAGCGGTCTAAATGAAACACCCGCAGCCCCTGCGAGGCATCCTTATACAGTAAAACGTTGCCCCCGACTAACAAATGGGGTAACATCTCACCAAGCGGAACACGGTCCCCCGACATCTCAATACGTTTCATAACCGCCCGCTCAATTACACTAAACGCCTCTTCAAGCTCCGCCCGGAAATTCTCTGGTGGGTTCTCTCGGTTAAGGATCAACTCATCCACTTCTAACCGAAAGCATGGTTGCGTGGGCGGCAAAAGAGTCAACAAAAGTTTACTGGCTAGATTGTTAACACCATATGCCCCCAGCGCTTGAAACGGCGTAGGATAAGACGTCGACCCCGAGTGTCCGTCCGGGGGAAAAAGCATAGGGAGCGTGACCTTGGCACACTCCCTTGCCTTTCTTAAATAAGGCTCCCGCAAAGGCCGCAACTCTTGGTAGCGGCTTTCTGCCTTCCCCTTAACATCCTGTACCATCAGCACCACCTACAGGGGAATATTCAAGCCCGTCTCGCTTGACCTAGGTACATTCAAGTCAATACGGAGAGAACGTTTTCCCTGAGCCTTCTTAAGAACCTGCTCTTTTTCATCCCGCGCATCAACCGGCGCCCGGGGGCTCACATTAGGCTCAGCCTCCGGAGGAGGAGGAGGAGGAGGGGGCGGGGGTGCCGGAACTTCTACCTTAGGGGTTGACAAACACATGCTAAAACCTCCAATCATAATAGAATCTGCCGATCTAACAACGTTGCATCTTGAGCTTCCTTTATCCGCTTTAACAAGCGCACAACCTCTACACTACCCCGGGCCATCCAAATCTTACGGTCAGAGTAGGACTCTTCTGTGCAACGGTCCGGAAAGAGCTGGTCCAACGCATCAATTAGCTCTTGGCTAATAGGCGGGAAACGTTCGTAC